ACACGCTCACATACTTCGGCCCAAGTTTCCTTAGTGCCATCTTCTTTTTTGCGTGAGTACGTGCGCAAGAATGTGATCTCGCCTACAGAGTTGCCAGCGGCATCTTTGTAACCGAAAGGGGATTCTTTTTGCTTGTACTCCGCTACGAACTCTTCATTTAATTTAAATGAAAACATATGTAGTTATACCGTTTCTAGTAGGTGGAGTATTGATAGGAATACCAGTATACCTTGAATTTTTAAAACCTAGTATTTCTGGTATTACAAGAATAGTGCATCCATGATTTCTTTGCAAATCGGACAAACCCTTAATTTTTCGGGGTTTCTAAACGGTACAAACACTTCTCCACATATGGCTATTACTGGAGTTCCCATAATATACCCCTCTGTAACAGATGCAGATTCTGCATAATGAGCAAAATGCTCTTCATCTCCATTATTAGTATCGATTTTGGAGTCTACATCTTCTAGAATGTCAGTGCTCATTTTACCTCTTTAAGCATTTGAATAACGGTGTTTAGTTTAATTTTACCAAGATATGCAGCTACATCTTTATGGCCATAAGAAATAATAACATCATCCCCTGACAAAACTAATCCAGCTGCAAATTCAATATCGTTTCCTTCAAAAGAAAAAGGATCGGATAGTTGAATCAATTTTCCAGTTTTATCATATGTAGCAAATCTATGTAAATATGATCTAATAGTTTTATTTCTATACCCAAAATGCCTGGCAGAGTATTTATATACATTTTCTACTAAACTTTCATGGATAATTGCTAGATATCTATCTCCAATATTCCAGAGTTGGCTTCCACCGCGAATTGTATTACCAGCATTTGGACTAGGGTCACGTCGGTATATTTTTCCTACTTCTGATTTATATATAGAGCCAGCACTATAAATAAAATCAAATAATTCGTTTTGCTCGTGAGTTGGCATCCAGTTTTTTTCTACAGGCTGTAAGTTGCCTTCAGTATGTAGTTTTATAAGCTTAGCTTTCGTTCCATTTATTTTAAACGTGCCTAATCTAGGAATATCATCAGTAACCCTGGGCTCTCGCATTACAGCTAAAATATACCAGTGTCCATCTCTCCAATAAAGTCTTCCATCCTCTGGACCTCTTAAAAAATCTCCAGCTTTTGAAAAATCAATCTCACGCATTGTTTCTTCAATAATTTTCCAATTACTATCTAAATTTGCCATCCACATTCTATTTTTGACACGAGAACCAATCGTTGCTATAGTATCTCCAGTTTCAGGGCTAAAAAAATAATTGCTGGAACGAATTAAAACAACATAACCCTCTTCAGGAGAATATGAAATAGAGGGATTAAAAGCAGACCAGCGTTTATCAAATTCATCGCAAAATCGACGAATACGCCAAATTTCTCCACCTAAATCAGTAAAAAGAGAAACACTCATAAAACCAGTATACCAACTGAGTTACCTATAAATAAGGTAAAATTAGAGTGCTAAGACTACGATCTTAAGGACTCCCCCATGAGCTGTATAGCTGGAATTTACAATATCACCTGCCAACAAGGTGCTACTTTTCAACGCCAAATTACCTGGACCGACTCAGCTAAAAATCCATATAATTTAGCTGGCTATACTGCCCGTATGCAAGTAAGAGATAACGTTAGTTCTAATACAGTAGTAGTTGCTTTGTCAACATCAGCAGGATATGCAGGAACTATATCTTTAGGTGGAACCGAAGGCACAGTCGACTTAGTTATTTCAGCAGCCAACACCGCATCTCTAACCGCTGGTCAATATGTGTATGACATAGAGTTGGTGTCTGGCGGTGGAGTTGTAACTAGATTACTTGAAGGAAACTTCAAAGTAACAGCCGAGGTGACTAGATAATGTCAGTCGAATTTAACGATGAAAGACCACTGGTAAAAGTAAATGCCAGAGACAATAACAAAGTTATTGTTCAAGAAGTTACTAATCAAGTCAAAGTAACTGGCTGGGGGCCACAAGGTGCAACGGGTCTCCAAGGAACACAAGGTGTTCAAGGCAGACAAGGTGTACAAGGTACTCAAGGTATCCAAGGACAAATTGCTGCTCAAGGTACTCAAGGTATTCAAGGAATACAGGGTCCTCAAGGTACTCAAGGAATTACAGGAACTCAGGGTACATTGGGTACGCAAGGCACACAAGGCGTACAAGGAATGCAAGGTGTACAAGGCACAACTGGAACTCAAGGTCTTACAGGTATTCAAGGTGCACAAGGCACACAGGGACTAACTGGAATTCAAGGTGCTCAGGGTACCCAAGGCTTGGTTGGAGTTCAAGGAACAACTGGTTTGCAGGGAGTAACAGGTGCACAGGGAACAACTGGTACACAAGGTTTAGTTGGTACTCAGGGGGCAGTCGGAACTCAAGGCTTAACTGGAGCACAAGGTACTACAGGAGCACAGGGTCTAGTAGGTTCTCAAGGAACAACTGGATTACAAGGCGTAACTGGTTCACAAGGAACAACTGGAACTCAAGGTTTAGTAGGTTCTCAAGGAGTTCAAGGAGTTCAAGGTAGACAAGGAACTCAGGGTGTAGTCGGACAGCAAGCGTCTATCACACATCAAGACGCTGCTCCATCTAGTCCATATGATGGACAGCTGTGGTATGACACTGTAAACAACAGACTCTTTATTTGGTATGTAGATGTCGACTCTTCTCAATGGGTTGAAGTCGCTGCTGGCTATGCCAATGACCTTTCAGCAACAACTAGCATTATTCCTGCCGTAGACAATACATACACATTAGGAAACTCAAGCTACCGTTGGCAATCAATTTATCTAGGCCCTGGAACTCTTTATATCACAGACAAAACTATCGGGTACCCAACTGCCGAAGTTTCAGTAAATGCTGGAGTATTTAATATCAACGGAATTGCTCAGGCTCAGTTGTCTAATGTCAAAGTTACAAATCTAACTTTCAATGACAATACCACTCAAACCACTGCTGCTGGTATTCCAGTTTCATATAACCCAACTTGGTCTGGAACTGGTCTTACCTTTACTGGAACTCCAGCAACTGGTTCATACATGAAAGTTGGTAAGTTAGTCACCTTTAGATTTAAAGTTCTTTGCACAACGGTTACTAACTTTGGCACTGGTCAATACTCTATTACTTTGCCTTTTGATGTTGCCACCAACTATCAATTCCAAGATGGAGCAATTCACAGAGCCTCAAATGGAAACCACTACCCACTAAAGGCACATGCTGATAGTGGAAATGTAATGACCTTGTGGGATGGTGCTGGAGCGACAGACACAATTTTTGACCACAACAGTCCTTTTACTCTGACTGTAAATGATTATTTCTATCTAACAGGAACATACGAGGCACAATAATGGCAGTCAATTTTCCTAATAACCCAACTGTTGGACAGCAGTTCACCGTAAATAATGTTACCCGTCAGTGGAACGGTACTGCTTGGATTTCTATTGGTTCAACAGTTACTGGACCTCAAGGTGCTCAGGGAGTTCAAGGCACACAGGGCGTACAAGGTACTCAGGGGCTACAAGGTAGACAAGGCACAACTGGAGCACAAGGTACCACAGGCTCACAAGGTCTCACTGGAACTTTTGGTGGTGCTCAGTTTGAGTACTTTTACGATGACAATACCTCTTCTCCAACTAATCAACCATCTGGGTACATTAGTTTTAATGCACTAGGAACTCAGATGTATATTTCATACACTGACTACAATGCCCAAAATGTACAGTCGTTCCTACAAACTATCGATGACTCTACTTCGCAAATTAAGGGAACACTAAAACTTGCTGCGGTTTCCAATCCAAGTGTTTATGCTTTCTTTAATATCACTGGAGCACATACCGAGCACGCTGACCACTTTGATGTTCCAGTTGCTTTCGTATCAAGTTCCGAGTACGGAACCACTCCACCAGACCAACTTGTTTATGTTACTTTCCAACGCACAGGAGATATTGGTGACACTGGAGCACAAGGTACTCAAGGTATTACAGGACTACAAGGCATCACTGGCTCACAAGGTCTTACTGGAATTCAAGGTGCTTTAGGTACGCAAGGCACAGTAGGTGCACAAGGAACTACAGGTTTACAAGGTACCGCAGGTTCAGTTGGTATTCAAGGAACCACAGGTGCTCAAGGTACAACTGGAACTCAAGGCACCACAGGTGCTCAAGGCACAACTGGATTGCAGGGTATAACAGGTACTCAAGGTGCAATAGGAACTCAAGGTGCCACTGGCTTACAAGGCACCACAGGTGCTCAAGGTTTAATCGGTACTCAAGGTTTTGACGGTACGCAAGGTCTAACAGGTTCCCAAGGAACAACAGGTGCTCAAGGCATCCAAGGAGTTCAAGGTAGACAAGGAACTCAGGGTATTCAAGGAACTCAGGGTATTCAAGGAACTCAGGGTCTCTCTGTCCAAGGTATACAAGGTATACAAGGTTTTGGCTATGCTCAGTTACAGGGTACTCAAGGTATACAAGGTATACAAGGTTTTGGCTATGCTCAGTTACAGGGTACTCAAGGTATACAAGGTATACAGAGCACTCAAGGTATTCAAGGCTTACAAGGTAATTCTGGTACCCAAGGAACCAATGGATTTACCGATTATCAAACATATACATTCATTTATAGATAGGAAACAAAATGGCAACAACCCCTCAATTTGCATCAACAGTTAAGACGGGCGTAGTATCGATTGGTACCGCAGATACTAGCCGTACCGCACCTACTAGCGTAGGTACTTTATTTAGTGCAGGTTCTAATGGTTCTAGGGTAGACGACATAAATATTGTTGCAACAGGTACTACTACCGCAGGTGTAGTGCGTATTTTTGTTTACAATGGAACAAACTATTTCTTGCTTAGAGAAGTACTTGTTTCTGCGATTACTCCTTCAACAACCGTAGCGGTATTTAGCAGCACACTTGTTTTTAGCAACCTAGTAATTCCTACAGGTTATTCAATCCGTGTAACAACTAACAACGCAGAAACATTCCATGTAACAGCATTTGGTGGAGATTTCTAAAAAAATGAACAAAGGTGTATTACGCGGCTTCGGGTTTAGTCCTTCGGACATAACTTTACAGCGTGTCATAACTTCAACAACGAACTCTATAAACATCCCAGCAGATGTGGATTTTGTATACGCTGTAGTAGTTGGCGGTGGCGGAGCAGGTGGAGGCAACTCGGGTACAACAGGAGCCTCTGGTGGTGGCGGAGCAGGAGCCGTAATCCAAGGATGGACACTAGCAGTTACCTCGGCAGTTATCGGTGCTGGTGGTGTACCAGCAACTGCATCAAAACCAAACGGTGGCACAACTACTTATGGTGCATTTACCGCACAAGGTGGTTCTGGCGGTGGCTATAGCGGTTCCACAGCAGGAGTGGCAGGAACAAACGGTGCTGGAGCAGGTGCCCCTGGAGCAAGCACGGCTTCTGCACCAGCAGCGTCTGCTGGAGCCTTTCTTGGCTACAACTACGGCGGTGGAGGTGGAGCAGCAGCAATTTCTGCTGGAACTCCAGGTAACGGAGAAACAGGAGCGTCAGGAGGTGGTGGCGGGGCAGTTACCGCAACCGCATCTGCCACATTAGTCGGTGGAGCAGGAGGTTCTGGACTTGCTGGAGGTGGCGGAGGCGGAGCGTACAACTCTACAAGTTCTACACTTACTGGAGGTGCTGGTGGTAACGGAATTTATCCAGGCGGTGCTGGAAGAGTTGTAACTGGTACTGGAGCACCTGGCGGAGGTGGTGGCGGAGTTTTTGGTTCAGGTGTCGCTCCCACTGGAACAACTGGCGGAGCAGGAGGCATCGGTGGCGGTGGTGGCGGTGGAGTAGGGACTTCAACAACCGCTGGAGGGGCTGGAGGACAAGGTATCGTTCTCCTATATTGGTAGGTCATTATGAATAAAGGCACATTAAATGGATTTAACAAATCCACAAATGATTTAAAACTCCAGCGTGTAATTTTAAATACAGGATATGTTGACATCCCATCAAACATTAACATCGTCTATGCAGTTGTTGTAGGTGGAGGCGGTGGAGGTGGAGGCATGGGTACAACCACTGTAAGCGGCGGTGGAGGTGGCGGTGGGTCAGTTATTCAAGGTTGGACTATTCCATCATCATATGCAGTAATCGGTGCTGGAGGAGCAGGTCAGTCTTCTAGTGGTAGAGGTAGTAGCGGTGGAGCCACAATATACGCAAATTTTTATGCTTCAGGTGGTAGTGGAGGGGCTGGAAGCACTACCTACACAGGTGGTGCTGGCACTAATGGTTCTGGTTCTGGAGGCTCTTCTAGTGGGGTGGCTACTCAAGGTGCTTCTAATACTGCAACATCGATGGGTACCACTTTAGGCGGTGCTGGCGGAGCGGGAAATGCAGGTAACATAAGTTTTATCTACGAGGGCTATAGTGGAGAGGCTGGCTCAGGTGGTGGCGGTGGCGGTGGAATCTACACTAATGACCAAACAGATATTATAGGCGGAACTGGCGGACTTGGGCTTACTGGAGGTGGTGGTGGTTCTTGTTACTCAACAGGTGTGGCAGCAGTTCAAGGCGGTAACGGTGGAGACGGAATCTACCCTGGAGGTTTAGGACTTCCTTATGTTTACGGAGATTTAATTATGACTGCTGGCGGCGGAGGTGGAGGTGGAATCGTTGGGCCTGGAGGTTCTCCAAAAGGTTTACAAAACCTAAGTTCAACCACTTCTACTTCAATTCCATCCAGCCCATCGGGTAGAACATTTTCTGTAAGCGACACTAAAGGATTTGTAACTAACTGTGCAGTCAAAATTAGCGTAGTAGGTGACCCTTTTAGTTATGTCGCAGGATTGGCTACGGTAACTACTAATACTTCTGTACTTATTTCATCTGCAAACATGACTGACTTTAGCGGTTCTGGAACTTACAACAACTGGGTTATTGAGTATGACCCTTATGGTGGCGGAGGTGTTCGCACAAACGCTGGCGGTGTCGGAGGAATCGGTGGAGGTGGTGGCGGGGCTGGTAGCGGAAGCGGCACTTCGGGGGGAAATGGAGGTCAAGGTGCAGTTCTGCTGTACTGGTAAAAATTATGATTACTAATAAAAAATTTGGATTTGTTCCTTCTGGATTAACTTTACAAAGAACAATACTTTTTACTGGTTACGTTGATATTCCATCTAACATTACTCAAGTTTTTGCAGTAGTAGTTGGAGGAGGAGGAGGAAGTTCTGGTAACATAAACGGCTCAGGAGGTGGCGGTGGCGGTGGAGTATCTTTTGGATATGTAACCGCAACAGACTACGCAGTAGTAGGTATTGGCGGAACTCAAGATGGTGCAGGGGAAGGATTGAGTGGGGGTAGAAGTTCTTACGGTGGCTTATCCGCAAATGGTGGAGGCGGTGGAAGCGGGCTAATTGCTGGAAAAGCAGCCACTGGTGCTGGAGGTGGAGGCGGTGGAGTAAGTGCTGTTCCATCCCCACAAATAGGCGGAGTTTCTACTGCCCTTTTTCTTTACAGAAGTGGTAGTGGTGGTGCAGGAGCATCAGGTAGTGGAGTGACCGCAACATCTGGAGGAAACGGTACTTCTGGAGGTGGAGGTGGTCTTGCTTACAGCAATATTGCTGGAGACACATCTACAATTACTGGCGGAAATGGTGGAAACGGACTTACTGGAGGCGGTGGCGGAGAGGCTACAAGTGATAGTTCTCTCACTACTCTTCTCGGTGGTAACGGCGGTAACGGAGTTTATCCAGGGCAACCAAGAGATGTAAGTGGTTTTTCTGGTTCTGGAGGAGGAGTTTTAGGGTCAGGTGACCCATCTGGAAAAGGCGGTCTTGGTGGAGGCGGCGGAGCAGGAGGCTTAGATGGGGGAGATGGTTGTGTATTATTATTTTGGTAAGGAGAAAAAATGCCTAATTATGCAGTAGTAAATCCACAAGGTGGAGTAGTGTCAAACATTGTAGTTGGTAATGATTTAGAATCAGTTAAAGAAGTTATCAGCGATGTTGTAGAGATTACTGAAGAAACTGGTGTTGCGGGAATTGGCTACACATGGAACCCTGCAACTGGTACTTTTAGTTTCGAAGAGTAGTTAAACAACCCAAAGCATTCCAACATCAGCAGTTGGTCTTAGGTTAGAACGCTTCCAACCATTAGAAACCCACCACATTTGTTTATCCTGACGAATTTTTTCAAGATCAGTATTTTTGTTAATCTTTTGCCACTCATCATCAGGCTCTAGTAAGTGGTGTTCTATGAATTGCAATCTAAATTTTGTATATCCAATAGATTTAAGATATTGCAGCTGTTCATTATGCTTATCCATAGTTTCCATTGTCCACTCAAGGGCAATCTTTCCAGAGTGTTTAGTCATACCACGAAGCACAGACCACTCCGCCCCCTCAACATCAATCTTGATTAAGTCAGGTTTGCCATACTGCTCAACCAACCAATCCATAGTGCAGGTATTTACATAGATAGTTCTAAATTCCTTACCGTTGTACGGCATAGACGGATCTGTTAGCCAATCTTTTTCTATAGTTGAAAGTCCATCTTCAACACATTCGTAGAATTCAATTCTTTCCCCCAAGATCTCAGCAACTGCTAATCTAAGTGGCACAACATTTGGTTCATATATAAAATTTTTTACCAACTTTGCAAACACTTTAGGTGCAGGCTCTAAAGCAATAACTTTATATCCAAGTTTTAATCCAGCAATAGTGGCATCACCCCTATTTGCTCCAATATCAAATAGCAACATTAGATACCAACCTTTATCAAATTATCAAAAACTGCTGACCTATACACAGCACTCAAATCTTCTCTAAGACTTAGTTCTTGTAGTCTTTTTATGCTTTCATCTTTTCGACCAATCCACCAAGCACTCATAGCAACTTGAAACTCTAAAGAATAGTCTCCGTGATAGCCATCGATATCAACGGGAAGCCGAACTAAAGGATTGTTCAACACCATCAAACCAACACTTGCGTAGGTGTAGCACTCCTGCCAGTTTCCATCTTTTTCATAAAATCTTGACAAAAGAAAATATGCTTCAGGTCTTTTTGTTAAATGAGCAATTGCTTGAAGAATTACATTAGAGACAGTATTCCTTCTATCTTTCTGATCCTCAATGCAGATAGATATCCTAAGCAAAGAAGCATAGGCAATAAGAGGTTCAGTTTCATAGCCGTATTCCGCAGCACGAAGATAAAATCCAACAGCAGATGCCGTCTGACCTAACTTTTCATACTCAACGGCAATATCAAAGTTTTTCTTGGCATCGAGTGGGTCACTAGAAGCCTCAACAATAAGTCTTTCAATAATCTCATTAGAACTCATAAGTCAATGCCTCCGAAATAAGTTCCTCAACAACAAGTCTAGGCGTTCTCAAAATAAAAGCAGCGTTGTCTTGAACACCAAAACTAATCAATAAATCGTCTCCATACTTAGCAGCACCAGCGACAAACTCTACTCTTGCTTCTAAGAATGTAAGTGGTTTAGGAGATAACCCAATTAGGTTAAACTGCTCATCCCAAACAACTAATCGATGTCTGTAGATACCATCTTTTTGGTCAAGATAGTTTTTGAACAAATCGACTTCGTGCGTGATAGCAATATACACATTCCCCCACCGAACAACATGTGAACTACCACGCTGGTCTTTAAGTGGAGTAAGCCCTTGATTCAACATAACCTGCTCACAACGAGCAGGAAGTTCTGGGTAGGTTCTGACAACTTCGGTAGGAGATGTCCACTTCACAAAATGAAACGGTTTGTCAAGAATCGGCATCCAGTTCTTTTCGCAGTAAGAATTGTTTGCTCCAGGAGCAGGAATGCGAATACGAGATATTTCTTTTACTTCCCAAGTCTCTTCATTGATAGTAATCTCACTAAGCTCCATACGACCCTCACCATGAGGTGTTGTATCTCTTCTCACTCCAATAATGTAATACTTACCATCCCATTCAACAAGACGACAATCTTCTTCACCAGTAAATTCCCACAAGGGTTTTACATCTAGTTTTGAAGTGTCAACCAGTCCGTGCCCAACCATAGACAAGTTTTCATCTAGCTTACAAATGTAGTTAGTTGTGCGAAGCGCTTGATCTTGCTCAGGGTGTAGGTAGGACATCGGTCCCCACTTGCTATTGAACCGTTGATTATTTTCTGAATGATATAGAGTGTAATTTACATGACGCAGATTTACAAAAATATCATTTTTAGAATTGACAAAAACAGATGGATTCATCAACCCAGTTCCAGAAGTCAGTCCATTAGATATAACCAATGGAGCAAGCTTCCCACCATATGAAACAGCTTTTTGAACTAAATTGATATATGTCATTTACACAAGTCTACTAGATATTTTTAGCAAAACGAGTAGCCATACCCCAGTCAACTTCATTATTAGGAACCACACGAGGAACTAAACTACGGCCATTAATAACAGCACTAGATCCCTGACCAACAACTTGAAGGCCTCTATCAGTCATCTTACGTTGGAAAGCAATCTGAGTCATTGGACGTTCACCACGCTCATCTGACCACATGCGATACACAGAATAAAGATTCTTAACTAGAACTGAAGTACCATCGGCTTCACGAGTTTCTTCATCTAAGAACAAACCAATACGGTCTTCATTCTTACGATAGATATCAGCAGCTTCACGAACTGCAGAACACCAACCAAGTGGGTCACGAGCACTAGAGCCAAGATACTTGATAGCTCCCTCAACAGCCCATGCAAGAACTGCAGGTAGACCACCCTCTGGATCAGCTAAGTAAGACTTAAGTGCTGGGTCTGGATTTTCTGCAACGTTTGACCATGGAATAGGCCTAATACGACGCCACATAGCATCATCGGTAATCATAGGACGGTGGTTAGTTGTAATCCAAAGCTTACCTTGAGCACGGAATGTAAAAGGCTTCTCGCCAGGTGAACGTGCTTGGATAGTAGATGAACCAGTCAATTGCTTAACTTTATTTTCTTTTAGACGTTCTGTTTCAGGTAACTCATCTACCCAAATCATTCGTTTACCACGAAGTTCAGCCAGATAGTATTGGTCAGATGAACTAGCACGACCATCACCAGCAGCAAGCACTTCAGAAGAAAGTGCTCCAGCATACTGTTCTGTACCAAGTGCTTCAACAATAGTTTCAACAAATGTGTTTTTACCAGAGCCTGGAGGACCATAAACCAAGAACATAACGTCTTGGTTTGACATACCAGTTAGGGTGTACCCAACTGCTCGCTGAATCCAGTCCTGTAATTCTTTATCTCCACCAGTTGCATAGTCAATAAATTGCTCCCAGCGAACGTTACGAAGTCCAGGAGTGTAATTAACTGGAGCACGTTTTGTAATATATAGGTCTGGCTTACCACGAAGAAGTTCTCCAGTACTTAGATCAATAACACCATTTAAAACACCAAGAAGATTTTCATCTCCATCCCAGCGTTCAACACCAACAACAACACGAGGGTCAGAGTTTGCACTGCTAATCATGTTACTAATACGGCTATTTGATTTAGCTTGATTAGCCCACTTAATTACATCTTGCTTTTTCTGCTGCTCGTCTTCTCCATAGTTTCCGACTTCACTAGCAATAACTGGAGCAATACGCTTAGCAAGTTCTTGAAGCTCTAGATCTTCTGCATCTGGACGCCAATAAGTTCCATCCCAGTGGAACCAACCAAGACCAGGAGTATAGCGAATAGCAGAACCGTAGGTATCTACAAGACGACGGCCATTACCAACATCAGTAAGGGTACGCCAACCTGGGCGACCACCATCTTCCTCAGAAATAGCATCCAAGTCTTTTGGCAAGTCGAGGTTTCCATTGTTAGATGCGTCAGAAACAGACATACCATCTTCAACTAAACGAGATATAGATGTACCTATAGCATTAGCAGTCGGAGGGGTTGAAGATTCCAAAGATGAGTTATTTGCCCACTCTTGCCCTTGATTAGCAACCCATTCGGTGAGGCCAGGCCAAGAACGATCAAGCTTAGGACTTGAACCAACGAAGTCTATTGCGCGATGTGTATGCATTAGAAGTGAATTGGCACCCTCTAGTTCCATAGGCGGACGTACCATCTCGTGATTAAAACGAATCATCATAGATTCAATTAGTAAGCGAGCATCAGGTGTGGTGCCAAATTTATTTGCTAGAGCACACGCTAAGCGGTAGATTTCTACAGCACGGTGGCCCTCGTCGATTCCTTCAGTTAAAACTTTTTCAATGTCAACGCGTTCACCAGCAAACTCTAGTTCACTAACCCAGTCCCAGTTGCCGTCTTTGTAGGAACTACCACCACTAGATGGGCGTAGTGACTTTGCACGAAGTACAGCTAAAAGTTCTTCAGGGGCTTCAGCAATTTCAGTCTCCCATGGAGCATGCCCAGGCTTCCATTCATATGTGGTGCCAGAAAAATGCTTAGACGGAGAGATAAGAATATACCCGTTGTGCTTAATATCAATGCCCTTAAGTCCTTCTTTAGCAAGATTGCCTAAGAATTTTTCATTAGGGTCGCAACGATATATAAGGTGTCGACCACGGACAACTCGACCCTTTACGTTATATTCACCAGTTATGGCTTCAACGGTAGGTGGAAGCGCACCCTCAGCACGTTGCTCAAGAATGTCAAATGACTCATCTCCGCCAGAACGCGGGTCAATGTCAATAGCAAAGAACCCAGATGGTTTACAGAAAACACCAATATTGTATTCAGGATTTTGTTGCCACCAAACTTCTACCTGACGTGGGTCAGAAGATGCTTCTGTATTCCAACTATTAAGCGCTGGGTGTTTACCAACATCTTTAGAATCTCCATGCGGCTTACCGCAAGTACAGCGGCCATCAGCAGAAATTCCATGAACAGGAAGTACAACCCAACCCTGGTTTGCATACCAAACTGCACCTCTACCGAGGCGTCCATTGTCAGAATTACTCATTAAAACCAACCTTGTCGCTAAATTTTGTCATTGTGCTCTCCAAATAATAGAAACAGCATACACCCAAAAAAGGTGTAGTGCAACCTGAATATAAAAAATTATGGCAAGATTTTGCCAGCTAAACAACGGCTTGAACTAACAGCCCGTCAAATAGGATGACCCAAAGATAGGGTAAAATAAAGAAAGCAAATCTAATTACTTTCCAGAGAATTCTATTATAGGCCATGACAGCAGAAACTATTTTAACAATCGCCGCAGTGATAACAGCCCTTGGAATCATCTTTGGTGGAATATATGCAACATATCGTATAGTTAACCGCATTGGTGCTGTACTTGGCGTTGATAACAATGGCCGCAGCATATCAGATCGACTAGATAGAGTCGAACACCAACTCTGGGAAAACGGTGGTACCTCTTTAGCAGACAGAGTAAATAATATTGAAATGCACGTTTTAAAAGTTTCTACAGAGATGGACGTCTTTAAGGAAATAATCCTAGCACAGCAAGTATCAGAAGTTCAAGTAGAAAAAACACCTAAACAAAGAGTAAGAAAAGCTGGATAACATAGCAAAACTGTAGTAGCATAATAAATGACAACAACGACACAGGAAGTAAATACATGTCACTATCTGAAAAATTAAATTCAGCCATTCAAGAGTCTTCAACTAAATCCTGTAAAATCGGATCTCTATTAGCAGGGAAAGAGCTATCCGAAAAGGATAAGCAAAATTTGATTCTCATTCTTGACGTTGATCCAAAAGACCCATCCCGTGTTCCAAACACTACTTTAGGTAAAATTTTGCGTGAAGAAGGGTATGATATAAGTAACAGCGCGGTAGATAGACACCGCCGAGGAGACTGTGCTTGTCGCAGATTGGATAAAAAATAATGGGAATCTCTGAAAGACTAGAAAACTTAGCAAGCCCTGGAAAATCTGGTTCTGATATTAAATCACTAAACACTCCTGAAGAGTGGCGTCCACGTATGGATGTTGATGATTCCAAAGGTGGCTTTGTCATTGCTCGTCCAGGGCCTGCAAACCAACCAGTAGATGCAACTCAAGTGCTAACAGAGTTTGGACTGAATCCCAGTGATTGGATTGTTTCATCCATGCGACGCGGTAAATGGCAGAGATATGATGGAGAATTTTTAGAATCTGTAAGATTAAATCTTTTACCTGCTTCAGCGACTCGTGACAGTCAGCTGGATGCAGAACAACTTATAGATGAACTAAAAAAGTGGCGTCCAGAAAAAGGAATTAAAACTGCTACAGGAACAGGATCATTTGCAGTATTTCCTAGCGACCAACAGATTGGTAAAAAGACAGGTAGCGGAGGAACCCAGCAGTCTATCGATAGAATTTTATCCCTAACAGATTCATCAGTTCAAAAATTTAAACTTTATCAGAAAATGGGATTGTCCTTAGGAACAATCACCCTAGGCCTTACTGGAGATCACGTTGAAGGAAATGTTTCTCAGGGTGGACGCCTACAAGGACTAGCAGCATCAGATCTAGGGCTGACAGAGCAAGTACGCGTTGCACGTCGTTTGCTTATGACACAAATTAAAGCACTAGCTCCTCTTGCAGAAAATATGATTGTTCCAGTCATCAATGGAAACCACGATGAAGTAACTCGTCAAGTTGCCGCTGACCCAGCGGATGGATGGAATGTCGAAATTGCAGCGGCAGTACAGGATGCATGTGCAGAAAATCCAGCACTACAGCACGTTCAGTTTCGTTTCCCTGCTTCGGGTCATCAAACACTTGTAACAGAAATCTGCGGAGTACATGTTGGAATGTTCCACGGACACCAAGCAAACCAAAACAACGTTCTTAAATACATTTCAGGACAAGCAGCTGGCCAGACAGCATTAGGTCTAGCTGACATCTGGGTTTCAGGGCATTTTCACAACTTTAGAACAATGGATATTGGAGATAGACTTTGGATTCAAGCCCCAACTACTGACCCAGGGTCTGAATGGTTCCGTGATCGTGCAGGTCTGGAATCGAAGCCAGGTCTGCTAACAATGATTATTGGTGAAGACTTTGACCCAAGAGAGTACATTAGCGTACTACCAGTAAAGTAAATACTAATTAATTAAGTTTATTTTTTCTAGCTTCTTGCGAGTGAAATACCTCAACTGCATTTGCACTAGTTCTACTTTGCCAACTAAATAAACAAACAGTGCACTCAACTACTTTCATAGTTGACCATCTTCCCCCGCTAGGACGTTCTATTGTTCTAGTTTTTAGTTTGTCTGTTTTATTCTTGCAGTATGGGCATAGTGGAAAACGCCTATGACGCATTTCCTGACCCTCCCAGTTTACCGAGAGAGTTCTTCTAATCTCTTTATAATTTAGTCCACCCCAGATTCCCCATACCTGCTTAGTTTCTAATGCCCACTTAAGGCATTCTTTTCTAACAGGGCATATTGCACATAGCTTTTTAGCTTGATACTGCTGAGAAGCCTTGTTTGCAAAAAAATTTTTTATATACTCAGCGTTTTTTGGTTTACCGCATTCAGCATCTTCGTGCCACGGCTGGTTCTCAATTAAAATGGCACTACCTCAACCCACGTGATATCCGAGACATTATTTAGCTGATCGCCGTTTTCAGTCTTACCATCTTTATTACAAGGCTGTGGAATAAAATCTTTGTCTAGAAATCCGATGTTTCCGTAAACTGCGTATCCAGCATTTATTAATTTAAATGCATCCCCTAGTGAATCTACTACTCCATCGCGTTGAATGGAGGAAGCTAAAGCTTTACTAACTATTTCATTATCTAAATCAACGTGATCTTCGGTGTAATAAATAACTGCATTTTCCAGAGAAGGAGTGTAGTCATAGCCTTCCCAGATATACCAAAGGGACTCACCAATTCTTGAATCTTTTTTTGTCATAAAAAAATTTTACTTGATAAGTCCCTTTTAGTGTGGAATATTATCCGTTAATTACAAATTATACTGGCCAAATATAATCATATGTTTCAGGCCTAGATCCAGTATCTTCTGGCCAACCAAACTGAGAATACCACTCGTATTCTTTGCTTAGTAGAGCCCGCCTGTGACTTGAAGCAATTTCCCTATACTGAGGCTGATACCTCATCCACTGAGGATTGAACATATTTTCATCAGTAATAATCCCAAGTTTAACTGCACGCATCACTGTTGCTTTAGCTTTGTCACCAATAGTTGATTTATAGCCACGTTGCTTCCACTCGTCAACCATGCATTGAATATAATAATAAAGAGCCATTTCGTGACCACGCCACATTCTAACTGCTGGATGGTTTACCCATCCACGTGGTGCACGGTGTTCTCCTTGTGGGTCAAGCTCAAGCAGAGTCATAAGAATCTGCCAGCCCTCAAGGGCTTGCTTGTTGAGGCGCTTGTTGTCAAGCACCTTGGCGATATCTTCGAAACTAGTAGTTATAGGTACAAATGTTTGCATACCTAAACCATATCAGTGTTTAGGAGTAAAAGCAAATAAACTTTTAAGCTGCCCGTGAGCTGTTACAGAATAGTTATCTTCTGTATTTTCTTCTTTTTCACTAAGGTTAATCTTTAGCTCAAGGGAGACTCGCTCTTCCACATCAGCCTCGCCAACATTTAAAAACTTGGCAACGTGCTCTAATGCTTTAAATCTAGCATCCTGGTAGTCTTTGGCTGTATATGTCAATTCAAATGAAGTACGCATTATCTAATTCTCTTCTCTAGCTTGTAAGGGGAATAATGGACGCCACTGAGATCAGGCTCTTTCCCATCAGTAGATTTAAAAATTACATCGCCATATCGAATAGCAATAATTTTGCCACGACGGCCATTGTGCATAACTCCAGTTGTGTCAGAAAAAGCATCCTTAAGAACACGAACTTCATCACCAACAGTTAGCTGACCTGGCAAAGCTGGAATCCATATCTCGTCTTGCTTCACTTCTTCAAAGATATTTGAACCAAGCGCAAGCTTACTAAACATTTCAACAGCTTCTTTAGCTTGCTCTTGAGTTAGCTTATCAATATCATTCCAAGCTTCTAGCAGTGCTAGGAGAGCAACACCAGGGGCAACTCTGACTTTAGCATCTTGCATTTGTTGACGTACCCATTCAAAATTTACTTCGGGCATTATTTTTCTCCTTTCAGAGATTTGTTGATTAGGGAATCAAGTATCTCTACTAATTCCAGTTTACTAGGGATAGATGAAATATAAGTTTGACGTTGATCAGCAGCTAGTTCTAGCTGAGCTACTAGTGGTAGTTCTTCAATTGAAGACCCAAGAACATTCCAAGACGCACCAATACGGCCAGTTTCACGCCAGTCTGAGACTACAGGAATAAGAGCATTCATTGCTTGAATATGTCTATAAGACCACCAAGTTCCAGAATTTCTATCCTGAGGAGAAAATAAAAGACCAATGCTATCTCTAATTACTAAATATGCATCATAGTCATTAGATCTATTAGATAACTTAACCGAGTTGACTGGACTAGAAAGTAAACTAATTATCTTTTTAGACCAAGTTGTATTTGGGGTATCAATTGCCCATCCACTACGATTGTGGTTGATTTCAGGCTTATCAACTAATAAATTAGCATCCAAGTTTATTCCAATTATTTCAGTGTCCGCATCAACACCTAAAGATGAAAGAACATCTGAATCACTTTGCCAAGGCAATTTAGGATAGATAGTCCTTGGCCATTTTAAAGTTAGAAGTTTTTCAGCAGCAGCTGAGATACTTGCTGAGTATAAAGATTCTTTAGCTAAAGAAAACTCTTTTCGCTTCGAGTAAAAAGGAGTAAAAATTCCAGATATGTTTTTATAAATAGAATTAAATCCAGATCTAAATTGCCACAGCTGAGGGTGGTCAACTATTAAATTAAGTTTAGGTGATTCAAACATTATATTAATCACATGCATTGCACCATAAAGCTTATTAGCACTTGGGCTAGTCGGTGGGACTATGCCCACAAAGATTAAATCGTATTGTTCTAAATAGTCTTTATCCCAAGTAAGACTAGGAACTGCCCACTCAATATCGGCTTTACTGCCTAAAGAAGATGCAAATAGCTCAAAAAAATTAACATTGGAACTAGGCTTTGTGTGAGAAGAAGCCATTCCAGTAAAAAGAATTTTCATAATAAGTCCTTTACATGAAGTTAGTGGGGCACCTATAAAGATGCCCCACCAACAACATTAGATTCTTAGAACGGTTCGTCTGAAGAAACTGGAGCAGCTGGAGCTGGTGCAGGTGCAGGTGCAGGCGCAGGGGCTGGTGCAGGAGCAGCAGGAGCAGATGCTACAGGAGGAACAACGCCCTGAGCAACATCAGCACGAATAATGTGATACTGCTTGATTTCGTTGCTACGGTTGCCGTTGTAGGTCTTAGTTCCGAGAGTTGCACGGAATGTACGACCAAATAGGGCCTGCTCAATCTGAGCGTTGCTTGGCTGGGTGCTGAAGTATTCCTTACCCAAGCCAAGAGCGGTCATCTTCATAAAGAACATGCCAAGTGCCTTACCGTTCTCTGGAGAGACGACAAGGTTATCCCAAACGCGACGCTTTGCATAAGGACCACTCTGAACTTCAGTAGTGATCTTAAACATAGTTTTACCAGTTTGGGTAGTAGTTGCCTTAGAGTCGATT